AGACTCCGTCAAAACTGTATCTTAAATACCTATCTTTATTGTCGGGATCTGCGTAATTAAACAAATTACTATCAACTACTAATGTATGCTTGCTTAATGTTTTTTGTTGTTGAATTACTTGTTTTCTAATAAGAAGGTGCGGTGAGTTATCACTACCAGCATGTACCCAACCTTGAATAAATGCGATATCTGAGGGTATAGTATTTCTAGTATTTTGTAATATACCAATATCGCCAGAGGTGTTTACTCCGTCAATAAAACGTAAAATAATATCGCGCTTATGTTGATTTTTAATTCCGGGCGGAATTCCAGATATGTACCCAGCTACTTTAATCATAACTGTTGGATCCGTCTCCAATAATCTTCTGAGGCATTAATACATTCTTCTAGCGAATTAGGAGTTGTATTCGATCGTTCAATTGCTTCTTGCCATGTTTCGTCTTTTTCTAATAACGTTGGAGGATGTTTAAAATTAAGAAACTTTGTACTCCAAGTATCTACAACTACAACTCGCTTATTGAGTAGGGTACCCCAATATGCTCCATGATAACTGTTTGTTAAAATAATATTAGCACTGCCCAACAATTCAATAGTTTGCTCAATGTTTGATCCTGAATTAACAAATCTAGGTATAGAATCAGTTCCAAAATCTTTTAGTAGTTGTTTTTTGTGTTCAAAGAAAATAACATCATTCTTAATAGCATACGATTCTCGTAACGCCGGATGAAGACAACTAGCACATGGCACCCAAGTATGACCTTGATTCCAATCTCTTACCCCAACCGCATTAAATTCCACTAACCAGTCCGGTAAGTCTAAATCTTTTTTTGATTTTTTACTAACCTCCCCGTTGTGTCCAGCGCCCCATATTACTTTTGGCGATGTATCCAATTTTATCTTGTTTATGTATTCAGAAATTAAATCTTGATATTTTGAATTAAATTCTCTAGAAATTTCTGTGTTTGCTGAGTTTAAACTATTCCATCGTTGATTCCACAGGTGTTTTAAATAATTTTTATCAGAGCTTGACAACACATCTCTTACAGCACTGCCTATATAATCGTTGCCAATAAGGCCACCTCCACCAACTACTACAGGAACACCCGATGGATACACTTCGTTCCGTAAATTAGCAATATCAACAGTTTGATACTCGTCAGGTTTTAAAAAATACTGTAAAGGATTACTAGCAATGTCACCAACATTATTATGGTCTTTTCTATGTACTACAACAAATTTAATCATTTAATAATCCCCAAACCTTGCCATTGTTCATTTCCCTAACATGAAATTGACCGTATGCTAAGTGGCAGGCCCAAGCATATAGTTTGTCGCTGTCTGTATAATAAGGTGAATCTATAAGACTTAAATCTTGTAGACTCACCGGGCTAGCGGCATTTGTAGGTGCTAGTGTAAACACAGGAATACCATGAAATATACTTTCAACAGCAGCAACGCTATTAAATGTCACTAAAGCAAACACATCATTATCTAATGCCTGTTGTAGTGTGTCTGTGGTAATCCTATCCGCTCTTAATTTAGCACGTTCACGAACTTCAATGGGCCTATCTGTATATTTTTTAATTGTTTCTATAGTTTCGTTAACCCATGTGTCCTTGTCGATACTGTAGAACTTACAAGGTTTTTCGTCGGGCGCAGCAATTAAAATCTTACGTCCTTGTTTTTTCCAAGGATTAAATTTTTTATTAAATTGTTTAAATCTGTCATCTGGTCTAGGAATAATTTCTCCGTGTTGTAAATTATTTTTTACAATACGATGCCAATACTTCCAACCATTAGGGTTAGCTGGTGTTTTTTCATTGCCAAAATACCCAGTGTCTACGTAATAAAAATCTCTACCATCTCTCCAACATTTTTTCATAATGCTGTCTTTAAGAATTCCTCGTAATACAATAGGATCAGTAGATTCATCGTAGACAAACTTGTTAGTATTAACTAATTGTCCATTACTGCCTTGACAAAATTGATTAATGTAGCCGTCTTGACCGTTTTTACTTAAAAATATCATATATCTCTCTGTTGACAATACTCGGTAAGTATTCTTTCTCTGTGCCATTCATTAGCAAAGCTACCTTGATCGGCAAATTCATGAAAGCACGGTGTACCAAGTGTGTAATGAACTAGTTTTGCGTTTGTATTGTAATCATATTCAACATCTAACCAATTCCATTCGGTTGGTAATTCGCCAATGTCAGAATCATCCAACCATGTAAATCTATGTAACTGTGCTCCTGTTGCTTGTTCAACAAACTCCGGAGTAAGTACTCTATTTTTAGGATGACTACAGTTCCACATAATAACGCTTGACCAATTCTTACGTGGGTAATCTTCATTTTTACTGCCAAGATATTTTTCTGTCATCTTAGTTTTATAATCGTGCTTGACAACCATAACTGCTTTAGTGTCGTCTCGTAATTCCCAAAGTTTTACAATATCCTCACGTAAAATCATATCACCATCTATAAACAATGTCCATCCCATATAGTCAGATAGCACGGGCGTTAAAAATCTAGAATAGATAAACTGGTTACTGCCATCCATGTGTGTTTCTTTGTAATCTTTAAAATTATTAAGAGCTAGTGGAGTAATACTAACTGGCCTAGTCGCATGTCTAATAATACTATTTGAGCATACATGAAAAGCAATTGCTTCTCTAGGATCGTATCCTATGAATACTTTAATCATTCTGTTTCGCCTATTGATAATGTATAACTTCCGTGTTGATGATGAGAGACCCGTTTAAAGTGTCTATTCATTAAACCGTTAATCTGCTCACGGTTAAAAGATTGTAACCACTCTTCTTTCTTTTTAACATTTAGCGTTAATACAATCATTTTTGTTGCATACTTCTTAATATTAGATAATGTAAAATCTGGGTCTTTCACATATTCTAAAAGCCCTAACGCTAACCCTAATTCGTATGAGTCGTTTAATTTTAATTCATCATTAAGATCATATTGAAGATCTGCAGTACTGCATAAATCGATGCCTAGATATCTTGTAGGTGTGCAGAAATCTAAAATTTCCTTATTGCCGCAGCCAAAGTCAATAATTGACACGTTGGCAGGAATATAGTCAGCTACAAAAGTATTTCGATCATACCATACATGTTTCATTTTCTTTCTATATCCTCTTCTTCACATTTTTCACCATATTGTATTTCTACTATTTTTACAGGTTCACTATGCGGATTAGTTAGTTGGTGCCACTCGCCGACAGGTACTTTAAATTGTTCGTGTGTTAACAACAGTGTTGATGGTAACGAATAACCGCCGGGCATCATGCTGTTAACAACTGCTTGGCCGCTACTGACAATCCAGTACTCTGCCCTATGCCGATGCTTTTGCATGCTTAAACTTTGTCCGGGATTCACTGTAAGCTCTTTAACTTTCATGCCAGGAACTTCATGTAAGACACGATAGTAACCCCAAGGTCTTTCTGTCTTAGGTGCTTTCCATTCTTGTAAAATCCACGAACTAGAATTTGCTTTATCAAATCCTCCAACACCAAACGCAAATGTTAAATTATCGTCCTTAACATCCATTTCTGGAATATTGATATGCGTTCTATCACCGCCGTTGGCAAATACTATTTTATCGTTGGGATATAGTTGGCGAACGTTCTTAATTGCTTCTTTAGCACTGCCGTCGTCATCATTGAATAAAATAACTCCGTCAACCATGCTGAGGTGTTCTACAATATTGATACGTTCTGTAGAAGGCATAAAAGGAGAACCCTTTTTGCGTATGAGCCAGGCATCGCTATTAACGCCTACGATTAAAATATCGCCTAATTGTTTGGCTGCTTTAAAATAGGCAATATGCCCAGAATGAAGGGGATCGAATCCACCAGTTACCACTACGATTGTTTTCATAGTGATATTTATATACTGGTTTTATCGTGGTTGATTTAGATTGGCTTGCCAGTATTCTGACGTTAACAGCCAATTATAATAGATTTCAAAACCTTCGTCTATATCTATTTTGGGATTAAAATTAAAATCTCTACGTGCTCGAGTAATGTCTAATGCTCCGCGACTAGGAAAGTCTGCGTCTTTTTCTTTTACTTCGATGTTGCCTTTGCCCACTAGCTTTACAGCCAATTCAGCGGCTGATAACAGAGTTTTGCTGTGGCTTTTTGTTATATTGTATGTGCCATTGGCAGCAGCCGGCGATAGCGTAGCATCTACAAAGCCATTGGCAGCATCATCAACATAAGTGAAGTCTAGAGTCTCACTGCCGCCGTTGACTTTGAGAGTTTCTCCTCGCATAGCTGTAAGCAAGAACTTTGAAATCACACGATCTTCTACATCAAGTGGTCCATAGACAGCACTAGGTCTTAGAATAGTATGTTCGATACCGTGTTTACGAGTGTAGTCTTTGACCAGCCATTCTCCGGCTAGTTTTAGAATACCATATTGCCCTTGTGGACGGCACACAGCATCTTCTGTTACATAATCTTTAAAATCGCCGTAGACCATACTGGAACTAGCATAGGTAAATCGTTTTACACCGTGTTGTACGGCTTTTTCTAACAATACCAACAGTCCAGTACTCATCACATTACTGCCCCAAACTGGATCAGCATTGACTACTTTCTGTCTAGGAAAACTAGCAAGATGAATAATTGCTTCAATATTGTAGTTAGGCAACAACCAATCAAACATGCTTTCGTCAACAATGTCATTGTTAAAAACCGGCACGTCGCCTATTAGTTTGAATCTTTCATCTAACAGATAATCTAATTCAGCTTGCGGAATAATACCGTAATTGGTCATATTGTCATAGACAATTACGGCATGTCCTTGCTCTGTTAATTTTTTAACAATATTGTGACCAATCAGTCCCAATCCACCTGTAACTAAAATGTTCATAGACTAGCATCATCCAATCCAGCAACACGTAATTTTACAATATTTGTAAGTTGCCATTGTTTTTGGTCTAGTGCTTTAATAACACCTAACCATTTATTTCTAAGTAACGCAAATTCGTTAATAATTTTTTCAAAGTCTACAACGTCAGCTTCGCCATCTACAAACTTTTCACAGTCTCTAGATGATAAAGCTCGTTGATAGTTTTCTAAATACTTACGAAAATGCTGACTCTTAAGTCGACGTAGTTCAATGTTAAGGTACTCAAGAATCGCTTCAATCTCTTGAAGTTGGTTAAAACGATTCTCTACAATACCAGGCATTGATGCGGATACTTTTTCAATGTTACCAAATATTTTACATTCAATCTTTGCTTCTTGAAGTTCACTTTCGTAAAAAACAGCAGCATCGGGAATGTTTGAAATATCTTTACTAACCTTGTCGTACCAATTCACTCGTCATCCTCTGAGTAATCATTATCTTCGTATTCTACTTCATCTTCAGCGTCTAACGCATACTCGATAGCTTCGTCTAAAAATGGATCTATACCTAGCATATTACTCAGCACTGTTTCTTTGATGCCGTAATCTAGTAAGACATTAATAAAATCAAATGCTACGTCTTTCTTTTGTTTCTCTGGAATATGCTCGCTAGTTACGTTCCACAGGTCGGCAATTAAATCTTCTTTCATTCTTGGGTCTCCGTTTCAGGTTCAACATTATTAGTTATCTCTGAAGCGGTGATTTCGCCATGTTTTGAAATATCTTCCATTACAATCGTTAAGCCATCTTTCTCATTGCGTTCCCATGCCTTGCGGAACTGCTTGATGATCTCACCGTCCTTGGTGGTGTAGACAAGGCTGTTACCTTCTTTCTTGAGCATGCCTTTGGCTTCGAACAAGTCGACTAATCCACTATATGGACTCATACCTGTTTCATAAGGAATCTCAACCTGTACACTTTCGAACGGCTTTGCGTAACGAGTTTTCATAATCTTACAAGCAGCACGAATACCGTTAACTGTTGTAGTCTTATTGCCATCTGCGTCTGTTTTTAACTTTAACTTACGCATCGCAACAACAATAGAGCTAGCGTAGATAAAGCCTTGACCGCCACTGATCTTGTCATCTGGATCAAACATATCTTGTGAAGCGTATGTATGATTAGTTGCTACTAGACCAATACCTAATGAACCAAACATATTAACACAGTTACGAACAAGTGCTGTCAGTGCTTTAGGCTTACGACCCATGTCGCCTTTAAGATCTCCAGCCTGAAACTGATTAACATCGGTGGGAGTCAGTAACATTCCAAGACTGTCGATAATGAACAAAACTTTAGGACGCTCGTCTTCAGGCATTGTTTTGTAT